AGCAGGGATTAGCTACAGATCAGACTTCGGAATACTATCGAAAGTCTTCTGATCTTCAGACCGCGAAAGAGGAAGGTAAGAGGGTATCAAATTATCAATCCGGTCAAATAACCAGACTTGCGGAACACGGTGCTCCATTACAAAGCCGAGTGGATACCTCTTTGTATGCTAAAAACACTCGTCAGAACTCGCCTGGCCTTCGCTCAGAAGCTTTAGATACTCAGGTTACCAATTCTCCCACAATGAATGTAAATGATCCTAAAAACGACATAGAAAAATCATTCGATAATGCAAATGAGGTTATCGCCAAGTCAGAAAATTATAAGTCCAATGGAGCGAAAGCCTTCATATCCAATTATAACGAGGAACTAGAGGTAGAAAGTTATCAGAAGGCATTTTCTGCTTATTACGATGCTGGATTGGTTAACCTTCCACTAGACAAGGTTAGTAGTGCCTATGGATCTCTTCTGAAGGAAAGCATAAGACTAAATGCATATAACTCTGGCTTGAATGATGCAAAGATGGAAAAGGTGCAACCGATAATTGAAGGCAATAAAACATATGGAGTAGTGGAGAGCCCGGCGGCCTTAAGGATGGATACCGATACACTCCAGGCATTGAATGAACTTGGAAAGATCTCAAAGACGGAAATCCGCATTGAAGACAGTATCGCCGGTGGCTTAGCAAATGGAATGTACCGGAATGGTATAATGTCAATTGCATTAGATTCCGACAATCCGTATTTGACCGTAGCAAAGCACGAATTAACCCATGCAATTCAGGATAATTCTCCGGAGCTTTATACGAAATATCGTAACTTCGTTATCTCTGAAATTAACAAGAGCAATCCCAAGGCTTACAATGATATGGTTGATAACCTTATCTCTCGTTATACCGAGATTGGACAATCAATAACCAGGGATGAGGCGATGGATGAGATCGTTGCAGATGCTTCAGAAATGTTTTTAACCGATGAAGAGAGTATTGAAAGACTTGCAAAAACTGATAAATCATTAGCTGAAAAGGTAGTAGATATAATCCGAGATCTAATCGGTAAAATGCAAAAAGCTTTGTCAAGCTTGGAACCAAGAAGCAAAGCAGCAAAAGCATTAAATGAGAATTTGAACAGTGTAAAGGAAGCTGAGAAGTTATGGGTTGAAGCATTATCAAATTCAACAGGAGAGAATATAAGCTCCATTCCAGAAGGTGCAAGGCTCCAGCTCAAAGAAATTGATCGCGAAGATTATAATCGCCTTTATCAGGAGAACCGTAAACTTCGTGAGATCAATGCTCTGCTTAATCAGCAGTTCAAGGTCACTAACGAGCTAACACCGGATAAAAAGCAGTTAACCAAAGCCGCTAATGAGATCCTAAAGAAAGCTCAAAGTTCCTATGATGTTGGCAATGTGGTAGAGAACCTTGAAACCATCTGGAAGTATGTACATAATCATAGTGAGTCAATGTATACGGATGAAGCTATCGAGGCAGTACAGAGCATGGCAAAGATGATATTAAAGAAGTCCTCTGTTACGGATGATACCTTAGTTAAAAACTCAAAGGACATGCTGGATGAAATCAAAAAGACACCAATCATATTATCCTCAAAGGATAGGCTTGATATGGTTTCTGAAGGTGGCTTTAATAACTTCCGCAGAAAGTATTTTGGTAAAATCAAGTTAGTGGCAAGTGATGGTATCGCGGTAGATGAATTTTATATGAGACTTTCCGAAAAACATCCGGAATTCTTCGGTGATGAGATCACCCATCCTGCCGATCAACTGATTAAGATAGCCGAGGTAATAGACTTTATCAAGCCTATCAATTACAATCCTTACGGAATGAGCATAGACGAAGCGTCCAGAGATCTTGCATATGAAATTATATCATCTGCTTATTTTGATATCAGGCAGGCACCTGCTACATTTGCAGATAAGAAAAAGTCCGAATTAGCTAAATTAAAGGCAAGATATAATCAGAATGTAAGAGAACTTCGAGAAGATTACAAAGCGAAATATAATGAGAGATTATCTCTTATTAAGAAAAAAAACGAGGATAAGATAGCGGAGATAGTAGAAAATTCAAAGACTGCCACAGCTGAGCAGAAAGAAGCCTATCGGCTCCAGGTACAGAAGCTTAGAGACCAGAACCTGCAAAAGTTAGAAGCACAGCAGCAGAGGTTTTCTGAGCGAATGGAAAATGCCAGAGAAAGAAGGAATAGGACAGTGGAAGCAAATAAGTGGAAGGGACAGATCAAGAAAATTGCAAAGGATTTAAGTGATATGCTTCTTAAGCCTTCAGAGAAAAGTCACTTACCAAAAGGATTTACCCAGTCCATTAAGGAACTACTTCAGATACTAGACTTTGAAAGCGGTACTCTGAGTGGGGAACCTTCGCAAGCAGCTTTAAAATGGAGAAAACTGAAAGATGCTTATTCTGAACTTCGGGATATTGACGATGATAATTTGAATAGTCTGTATTTTGAAAATGTTGAGTCTGACATAAAGGATCTGGCTGCAATAGCAGAGGGTCGCAGGGTGAACCAACTCAATCATGAAGAGCTTAAGGCGGTTTATGATCTTCTGAAGCACATTAAACATCTGATCAACCAAGAAAATAAGACGTTCGCAGAGAATTTGAGAGAGACTCTTTCTATGACAGGTGAATCAATTATCAATCATATGGCAAAGGAAGGACAGTATTCACAATCAAATTTATCTGCAAACAACAAAGGTGTAAATGCTTTTGTTAACATGCTGACGAAAGGTAATATTAAGCCTTATTATTTTTTTAAGAAAATTGGAGGAGATTTTGAAAAAGTATATAAGAACCTACGAGATGGTGAGGATAAGTTTGTAAAGAATTTTGAGAGCGGAAATGAATTTGCACATAAGATGATTAAGAAATATGATTACTTCTCATGGGCGAATGATAAGCAATCTGAGTTTGCTACCGTGAAAGGTACTAAGATATCATTGACTACAGAGCAAAAATTATATATCTATGCTGCGTTCAGAAGAAAACAAGGTCAGCAACATATACTTAAGGGTGGTGTTGTAGCGGAAGAACCTAAGATTGAGACAGAGGGTAAAGGCAGAAATAAAGTGATTAAAAAAGTAACCTATCAATCAGATCCGGTTCAATTTTCTGAAAAGGATATGGAGAAACTGGAAGAGACATTAACCGAAGAACAAAAAGGATTTGTTTATGAAATGGTTGATTATCTTTCTAGTGATCTATCAAAACTAGGAAACGAGGTTGCAAATAAGTTATTTGGTCTGGATGCTTACATGGAAGAGAACTATATTCCATTAACCTCTGATCGGTCGTTCCTCAATACCAGAGCCGGGGTAACAGATGATAAGCGAATTAAGAGAATGTCCTTCACAAAGCCAACTGTTCGCAATGCAAGTAATCCTATCATTGCGGCCGGCTTTATGGAAATATGGTCAAAACACCTTGTTGATATGTCAATGTATAATGCATTAGTTCTTCCTTTGGAGGACTTACAGAAGGTATGGAATTATAAGTATAAAGATAAAATGACAGGTGAGGAAACCTCGGTAAAAAATTCAATCAAAAAAGCATACGGACCGGAAGCCAATAAGTACATTGAAAAATTACTCATTGATATTAATGGAGGCATTAAGCAAGATGTGGGTGGTGAATTATCCAATCTACTGTTATCGAAAATGAAAGTAGATGCAGTAATGGGTAATCTGTCCGTAGCAATTCAGCAGCCTTCCTCTATAGCGAGAGCTTTTGTAATAATTGACCCGAAGTATTTTATCAAATCAGCATTCACAAAGAAAAACTATGATGAATTAATTAAGTATAGCCCTCAGGCAAAGCTTAAGCAGTATGGTTATTTTGATGTGAATATGGGTAGGAGTCTATCAGACATTGTAACAGAACAAGAATATGACGGACCATTGGATAAAATGAAAGCCTTCTTTACTGACAAAAATGTAAGGAATGAAGTATTCTCCTGGCTTCCTCAAAAGATGGATGAGGTTACATGGGCATATATATGGAATGCAGTAAAAGCAGAGACCAAGGATACTACTAATTTGCAAGAAGGCAATGAGAATTTTTATGACCACTGCAAGGAGCGGTTTAAAGAAGTAATAGACCGGTCCCAGGTAATGGACTCTGTATTCCAGCGAAGTGAACTAATGAGATCTCAGAACTTCGGAGCGAAACTGGCTACTAACTTCATGGCAGAGCCTACGGTAAGTTATAATATGCTGTATGATGCTCTAAACACATTTAAGAAAGATGGTAAGAGTGCAACTCCATATGTGACCAGAAGTGTTGCAGCTGTAATAAGTGCTATGGTACTGAATTCATTGCTTAAGTCAATCATCACAGCTGGTAGAGATAAGGATGAAGATAAAACCTATGGAGAAAAGTATCTGAATAGTTTTATAAAAAATCTTATGGATGATCCGGCCGGTATGATACCATATGTGAATTCTGTAGTATCCGTCTTTAAGGGATATGAACCGATCAGACCGGATATGCAGCTATTCCAAAATCTGTATTATGCATGGAACAAACTGGACAGTGATAAGTACTCAACCCAAGAAAAGGTTCTTCAGATTACTCAAGCTATTGCACCGTTCTTCAATGTACCGCTCAAAAATATATCTAAGGATATTGAGATGGTGTGGCGAAACAGCAAGGGGGCATTAGAGAGCATAGGGATTCTGGAGGGTATGTCGGAATATGAAAAACTTCAGACAAAACATCCGACAGCAGGCAGTTCTTCCTCTACTGGTGATTATTACGACATGCTTTATAAAGCAAAAATTGAAGGAGATACCACCCTGTATAAGCAGATATATAGTGATCTGATAAAATCAGGAAAGAAGCCGTCAAGTATTGCGGAGGCAATGCAGAGTCGAAAGCGTGAGGGCTTGATAATACGGAAGAAAGATGAAGAATTCACAAATCCAATCATTACAGAAATCTATGAGGCTTATAGTAAAAAGGATGCAAAAGTATATGAGTCAGGCAGAAAGAAGCTAATTGATGAAGGTTATTCGGTGGATGATATTCAGTGGGCGATTAACTTTCTAAGAAAAGAGAAGTTGACAGCGGATGCTCCTAACACAGAAGAATTTATAGAAGCTTACAAGACCGGAAATCGGTCAAAGTGGGAGCCTATATATAATAAGTTAAGAGCTGCCGGATGGAGTCAGAAAGATCTATTGGAATTGATCAAATAACCGTGAAGGGTATGGGAGAAATCTCATGCCCTTTTATGATATATTTTGTATGAAATAAAATTTATGGAAAGAGGGTAGATATCAATGGAAAAAGTATCATACAGTATTAAATCAATTGGAGGAATAGCAGTAAGCATATTAACATTAATATTCGGACAATTCTGGTTTTTATTTGCTTTTTATCTTGGTCTGAACATCGTTGATTGGCTTACTGGATGGGCAAAGGCACGAAAGAAGAATGAGGGTAGTTCATCTATAGGAATTCGCGGAATAGTAAAAAAGACAGGATATTGGTTGATAATTGCTTTGGCCTTCGGATGTTCCTACATATTTGTTCAGATGGGTGAAATTTTATCCATTAATCTATCATTTATGATCTGGCTTGGGTGGTACACATTGGCAATATTAATAGTTAATGAGCTTGTGAGTATACTGGAAAATCTAGTAGTGTTAGGATATAAGGTCCCTTATTTTATGATAAAGGGATTGAAAATTGCAGGAAATGCGATTGATGCTGCTGGAAAGAAAATACTGTCAAAAGCATCGAAGGATGCAATTGTAGAAGGGGTAGATAAGAATGTTGATTAATGTAGATGCAGGACATGGTTCCTTCACAGCAGGTAAGCGAACTCCTCCAATGCCAGCTGATTTAGACATAAATAAAGATGGAAAATCTGATATAAAAAAAGGTGAGCAGTACCGGGAGCATTATGCCAATGTTGGAGTTGCTAATCTTTTGGTCAAGGAGTTGAAACGCTGTGGTTACAATATCATGATAACGGGATTTAATGATGATAATGCAACTGACGATCCGGACACTGCTCTGTCAGCTCGACAGGCAGCCATAGTGAAAGCCAACTGTGATATGAGTATATCTATTCACTTTAACGCTTTTGGTGATGGGAAGAACTTTAATACGGCTAAGGGAGTGGGTATCTATATCCATGACAAGCATGCAGATCAATCAGATAAACTGGCAGCAGTAGTATTAAAGCATCTGGCCGAGGGAACTAAGCAAACCAATCGTGGAATAAGTAAGCAATCATTGGCTATGTGTAACTGCAATGCCATGAGTGTCAAGGTGGCAATTCTCGTGGAACTGGCTTTTATGACTAATGAACATGAAGCAACAACCATGATGATCAACGAAGCATTCTGGAAGGAGTGTGCGCAGGAGATCTGTCGTGGAGTCTGTGAGTATACCGGAGTCAAGTACATACCGGAAACATACATACCATCCAAGACAATCACTCCAAAGTCCTCAATGAATGATATTAACTGGTTAAAGACAAGACTCAATGAATTAGAAGGTCCTTATTTTCTTGAACTCAATGGCATCTATGATAATAAGACTAGAATATCTGTTTTGTTCGCGTGGGAAGCATGGGGATGGAATAAAGATGGCAACAACGATGGATGGGCAGCCGGTAAAAAGACTATAGCTAGATTTACTGATAATTAATAAAAACCCAGAACTGATTGAATTATCGGCTCTGGGTTTTAATATTAACAAAACGGATTATAAATAAAATTTTTAATTTCTTTCAAAATGGTAACTGCAATGTCCTTTGTTTCAGTCTTACCGTCTTCATATGTTGCTGTAATTGTAATTATTGTACTTCCAGGCTTGCCCTTGGTGAGATTTAGAGGTATCTTATTGGCCTTAGCATCTCCGAAGGAGAGCGAGACAACATCAGGATCTTTAACTATATAAGACAGTTTTACATTCTTCGCATCTTGATCATCAAAATAAATATCAATCGTATTATCAGACATTGTGACAATTTTGGTATTTTCTATCTGCATGTCCAGCTTTTCAACAACAGTTATATTTAATAGATATATAGTTTCTATTACTAGAGTTTTATCTTCCAAGAGCTTTTTTACTGTGACATGGATAGTAGCTGGACCAGGAGAAACCGCTGTTATTATACCTTGTTTGGAAACAGTTGCGATATCAGTATTGTTGCTTTGGTAATATATATATTCTTTTGAACCGGTAATAAATATTTCCTGAGACATCCCTACTTCTAGTGTATCATGATCCGCATCTAGAAAACCTACCACTCTTGCATAACATGTCTTATCCATAATAAATACAAGCATTACAGTTAATAAAATAGTTACTAATTTTTTCATTTGATTACCTCCTGTGATTTGGATTATACTACCATATGTAATATTTGTCAAAATAAAGCATTATGTATGGTAAAGTTAATTTTGTATCATATATATTACATATAACAAGTATGTGCATATACATACTCACATACAAGTCATATGTTAATATTAAATATCAACAACCTTAGGGTTTATGCTGATTGTGAAGTTTGTATTATCGCGGTTCCCCTTCTTGTTATGTTCTGTTTTCAGGTAACTGATGCTAGATACGATATCTCGTAAAGCATCATTCTTAGCGGCAGCAGTCGGAAGATCATAATAATGAGTTAGGATATTGTCAGCCATGGGTATAAATATATCATTGTAATTAGACTGTTGAGCTAATGCTGATATCTCAATTTCGGTCTTATCAATAAGTGATAACAAGCGTTCTTTTTCATCCTCCAATTTCTTATTACGCTCTTTAAAGATATCGATCGAATACACTCCTTGTTCTAAAAGGGTATATAGTTTATCTCTTTGAGCATTTAATTTCTCATGATTTAATTTCAGTTGCTCCAGAACTGCCGCCGCATCTTTAATTGCCTTAGAGTAAGGCATATCAACTCTCTCGGATTCCCACTTCGCTTTGAAATTAATAAGCCAATTACGTAAGGCATCAATAACAACCTCTTCCACGAGATAGAGTGGAGACGAGATGTTGTCACAATACACATTCGGGCATTTGATAGTATCATACGGTGTCTTAGTGTTTTGTGCTAGCCTAGTCATTAAGGAGCCACACTTGGAACAATAGATTAATCCGGTAAGAGGATTTTTAAGTACATTGCCACCAGGTACAGGTGCATGACCTCTTTTGGATATGATAGATTGCGCTTCTTTAAAGGTATCTTCACTGACAATGGGTTCATGTAGACCTTTCACTTCGATGTATTCTTCCGATTTCCTTCGAACCTTAGAGATCTTACTATCCTTTGCAATCTTTTTCTCTTTACGATAGGACCAGCGGATCATACCTATATAAACAGGGTTCTTTAGAATGTCGGTAATAGAAGACTTGGTCCATTTATCATTGACCAGAGGTTTTATATCAAGTTCATTCAACTTTCGAGCTATTCTAGTAGCACCTAATTTGAGATAAGTGTTATCCGGTTGCAAATCACCGATGGTATACCACTCGAAGATCTTGTTAATGACATCTGCCTGATCAGGAACTAAAGCAAGAGTATATCCCTTTTCGCCTGATATTTTTACACGCTCGTAACCATATGGAGCAGTGGAACCGAGGAACTTCCCTTCATTTGCTGAAGCAATACGACCACGCTGGATACGGCGGTTAATTGTCTTATACTCTCTACGAGACATAAACAACCCAAATTCAAGAGCTTCAGAATCAAACTCATTATTGGGATCAATAATCTTATTTGGAGTTATAATTTTGGTATCTGATAATTGAAAACTTTGAGCTATAATTCCTTGATCTATAGAATTACCACGAGCCAAGCGCTCTATTTCTACAACTAATACACCATCATATTTACCTTCATCAATTGCATTTAAAAGAAGTCGCATTTGTGGACGGTCAATAATGTTTTCTCCTGATACAACTTCGCGATATATATCTACAATATTTAATTGCATTCTTTTAGCAGTTTCAAGAAGAAGAGCTTCATGTCGTGAAAGAGTTTCTTCAACAGATGAGTTGCTATCATCAGCTCTAGATTTTCTTAAATATATCGCATACCTTGCCATAATAACACCTCCATAATAAAAAGCTCCGGTTGATAATGACCAGAGCTTGTAGTATAATACGAGAAAGACGATATCAAAGCTCTGGTCAGCTGGATATCGTTGACGCTCCTGTTTGCAGCAGGGGCGTTTTTATATAAGTATAATAACGCATAGATTTTGCTATGGCAATACATAATGTAAAATATTACTTGCAATTAATTACACATTGGGGAATTGAGCCTTGGTTAAAACCCAAGTTTTTTCTTTTTGTAAAAAAGCTGGAATATAATACCACAAGACAATATCGACAAAATCCGATATTATTCTATTATCGGAGGATGCGTATGGAGATACTCTTATGGAGGGTCCGTACAGATAAAAACATATCAATCAAGGAACTATCTAAAATGACTGGTATAAGCGTTGGTGCTTTGTGGAATTATGAGAACGAAGTAAGGGAGCCGAGATTGTCTCAACTGGAAATAATTGCAAAGGTGCTTGATGTTAGAATAAGTGATCTGTTCGACTCAGAATATAAATAAAATATTTGTTCACGATTGTGAATGTTTTGTCATAAATCGATATTTTCAAATCATTACATGGTATAATAAGTCAAATGTTACTATTATATTACATTGACATTATTGGGGGAGTGAAGTGTACGGTGGAATGGAAAGAGGCAATCAAGAAAATGGTGGACAATATTAATGAAGAGCATCTATTAAAAAGAATTTACAACCTGGTATCCTATATCTACATACACAAAGCCGGCAAATAGCCGGCTTTCTTTATTATGTATTATTTCCCTGATAGACTATCAATTAATTTTTCAATTGTAAGCCAATCATCAGCGGTCAAATTAGCGAAGGAAGTAAACACCCTCTTTGCAGTATCATTCTCCCCGGCCATGATCCGGTCTATTTTAGTCATTATATCAATATCTGCATCTGCAAACATTTCCCCCTGGCCTGTTGTCAGCCATATGTAATCCACGTTAAACTCTCGGCATATCAGTTTCATTAATGACTCAGTGATACTGTATCTACCAGACTCCATATTGCTAATAGCCGATCGAGATAATCCAAGCTTTTCTCCAAACTCTTCTTGACTAAAATCCATTGACTTTCTTAATTCTTTAATTCTTTCATTCAAAATATCACCTCCCAGTTGCTATACTATCAAAAAAATGTTTGAATGTCAACAAAAAAGTATTGACAAACGTTACATACAAACATATAATTGTTACATACAAAACAAAAAAAGGAGGTGAAGCACCTTGGATAAGGCCACACAGGAAATTATCGAAAGAGTAGCAGAGAAGTACAAAGGATTACCGGAACCGAAGCAGATGTATGTGCTTGGAGTAATGGATGGGATACAGATATCGAAGGAAAATCAGGAAAAGAAATCAGCCTAGCCACTGGCTAGGCTGGGAGAGGAGATACATTGAAGAAAATTAACATTCTAGGACTTACATATGAGATACGTGAGGTTGAGGTAGTTAATAGAGGGATACCTAGAGCTGGAGAGATTGATTTTCTTGAACAGGTAATTAAAATCGATAAGACTCTATCAGAGGATAGAAGACAAATAGCTTTATTACATGAAATAATCCATGGAATATGTGAGCAACTTCAATTTGAAGATGTAGTAAATAATGAGCAAGTGGTGCAAGGCATTGCTGTTGCCTTGCACCAGATACTTAAAGATGGTCTTACTTTTTCTTAGGAGTCTGTGACAATGCGCTTCCTGCGGCAGTTTTTGAAGCTGCGCCGGTACGTCCATCACGAAGAACCTTGGAAGCAGCCGATGCAGCCTTAGGTGATGTTTGCTTATTAGCTATAATAATACATCTCCTTTCATATATATTTCGCCTACCAGCGATAAGGAGATTATACCATAATATTACATAATATACCAACAATAACCGCCGTAAGGCGGCACTAAACAACCTACGTCATGGTCCCAAGTCCATGAGTGAAAGAAATGTGAGGGGTGTCAGATTACCCGATCTGAGAGATGTCTAACAAGTTTTACTGGTTTTTAATGAGAAAACCTTGAAAGCCGAAGGAATTGCAGTCAGCTGCTATCGGTTGCAACGTATTAACAAATCGTCTTTGGCATTGGCCAGAAAAGAGGAGATTGCATCCAGGTTGTGCAGGTTTTATCGCTCTTCCCATAAAGAGCGGCGATCGGGTATCTATATGGAAACAAGTACAGACATATTGTCATAGCATATAGAGAAAGTGTTATGGGGTGATCATTATGGTATTAAAGGAAATGCAAATCAGACAGGCAAAGGTAATCTTTGTTGATGATTACATATCCAAGAACAATGTAACCAGAGAACAATCAGAAGAGGTATTAAATCGAGTAGCAGCAAGGATGCAATTGCAATTAACGATGCAGAGAAACGCTGAAAGAGCTGCTAAGCATAATGATAAGCCTTCTGAGTAGAAGGCAGGAGGGACAAGCCTATGAATTATGATGAATTTTCTTTACTGGATTGTACCGCACTATTCGAATTCAAAAACATTTCAGTGGTCATTGAGAATGGCCATATAACGGAATTAGTAGATAACAGAAAATAATAGGAGGATTACAAATGATTAAAAATGCAGCATTTATCTTAGGAACAATATGTTCTGAACCTCAGTATGATCACACGGTCATGGATGAGAAGTTTTATCAATTCTATGTGAGCTCCATGAGAAGGAGCGATATTCCGGATGTTCTTCCGGTAATCATTTCAGAAAAGCTACTTAGTACAAACCTAGAATACTTAAATATGAGGGTTGAAATTAAAGGATCCTTCCGGAGCTATAACCTTTATGAAAATAATAGAAGCCATAAAATACTATTTATCTTTGTAGAGAGTATGAAGCCGACAGATCAGATGGAGGATGTTAATGAGATATATCTCGAAGGTCATCTATGTAGACCGGCAGTATATCGAGAAACACCGCTTGGTCGTCAAGTGTCAGATATTAACCTTGCAGTAAATAAACATTTTAACAAATCTGATTACATACCCGTAATAATGTGGGCTCGTAATGCGGTAGTTGCATCAACATTGCCAGTAGGTACCAATGTAAAGATCAGGGGAAGAATTCAAAGCCGATGGTACCAGAAAAAACTAGAAGATGGACAAGTTGAGGATCGTTGTTGCTATGAGGTATCGGGTTCATGGATGGAGATTATCTCTAGAGGAGATAACAATGAGCCGATACTTATCGCATAATTTTGCAAAAAAATAAGCCCGTCCTCTCCATTAAAGAGGACGGGCAAGTCAGCAGATATGCTAACTAAAATGTTCAATTAGATAATAGCATATCCATGACTAAAAGTCAATAAAATCAAAGGGTTTCGGCTCCTTTGAATAACACTCTAAGTATATTAAAGTTAGGTGAATCGGATATGGCATACAGGAAGAAGACATGGACATTCCCCAACTCCAATGAATACGAGTATACATATGCAGGTAATTATGGAGCTAAGGGAGAGAAACGATCACCAAAGAGGAAAGCAACCCCGGAGCAGATACAGAAGCAGAACCAGTATATACGGGAGAAGAAGACTAGAAGAGAAATTAAAAGGAATTTTGCACCAGACGATCTGTGGTGTACATTCAAATATCTAAGAGGAACTAGAAAGCCGCTAGAAGAGATTGAAAAGGATATCAAAAATTTTCATAACAAAATGAGAAGATTTTATAAAAAGCATGGTGAAGTCTACAAATTTATTATTCGATTTGAAATTGGTGAGCATGGAGGGATTCATATTCACATTCTGATTAATAGACCGAGTAGCATTCCAAATGTTGACCTGCTGATACAAGAGTTCTGGAAGTTAGGAAGAGTAAATTTTCAATCACTCTATGAATACGGTGGTTATCAGAAATTAGCTAACTACATAGTGAAAAAACCGAATACGGAACAGGAGAAGCAACTGAGCCTATTCGGGGAAGAGGATAAGAAAAAGCTGGTCAAATATTCTTCTTCCCGTAATCTAATCCGGCCGGAGCCGGAGATAAAAGAATATAGACGATGGACCATGCAGAAATTAGTTGAGAATAGCCCGAAGCCGACACCAGGATATTATATTGATCAAGACTCAATCCGGTACGGAGTCAATGAGTATACCGGCATGTCATATTATCAGTATACCGAATGTCGGATAAATGAAATCAAGAGTAGGAGCAGCCCGGAATGGGTAGCTTGGGAAGGAGAATAGAAGGTGGAAGTAACAATCTACATAGATGTGTATCACTCCGGACACTTAAGCAAAGGTACCGGCACCTATAACATCATGCTCGAATACATGAATCCGAAGGGAGAACCGAGGACCAGAGAATATTATGAAGGTCTCAAGAATACTTCGAAGAACCGAACAGCCATAAAAGCATGTGTATCAGCTCTGAGCCATATGATAAAGACCTGCAGCATTAAGGTAATAATCAATTCTCAATTTGTAGTAAATTCAATGAACCAGAATTGGGACAAGCGGAAAAATGCAGATCTATGGCAGCAGTTGTTAACGGCCATGTCAGAGCATAAAGTCACCTTCGAGTATTCCTTCAGTAACCAATATTCAACCTACATGTTCATGACTGCTAAGAGAACCAATGTCATCTATAAGGAGGATGCATATGAAAATAATTTGTAGCGAAGAAGAAGCTAAGATTCTAATTACCAATTGTAATCAGGAACAATGCGAATTTTGTTTTCTGTATACTTGCTGCCGATTAGATGGAAATAGAGGTTCAATTATGAGTCTGATTGAAATAGAGAAGCCTGAGCTCATACAGATGCCGGAAGGATGGGAAAGGGTATCAGCCGATAAGATACCATTTACTCAGAACAAATCACAATGGAGGGAACGATATGCGAAGAACCTATAATGTTTACGACCCAGGCGAAAAGAAAGGCAGGCAGGATAATGACCTATGAGGAATTTCTATATACCAAAATTGAGATAGCGACTGACAGTGGTATTGAGATTGACCGATCAGAAATATCAAACTGCCTGAAGCCTCACCAGAAGGATGCTGTATGGTGGGCATTAAAGGGCGGTCGAAGAGCTCTATTTGAAAGCTTTGGACTTGGTAAGACCATTCAGGAGTTGGAATTCTGCCGGCTGGCTATTAAGCATGAGGGTGGAAAGGCATTGATTGTCTTACCTCTGGGAGTGAAGCAGGAGTTCACTCATGATGCAGTTGAGCTACTTCGCATGGACCATCCAAAGTATGTCAGGAATATGCAAGAAGTCCACGAGGCAGCGGGAGATATCTTGATAACCAACTATGAACGTGTCAGGGATGGAGATATCGAACCTTCATTCTTCACCGCAACTTCACTGGATGAAGCCTCTGTTCTCCGGAGTTTCGGATCTAAGACATACCAGACCTTCCTCGATAAATTCAAGGGAGTTAAATATAAACTGGTAGCCACGGCTACTCCATCACCGAACCGATATAAAGAGCTAATCCATTATGCCGGGTATCTGGAGATTATGGACACCGGACAATCTTTAACAAGGTTCTTCCAGAGAGACAGCGCGAAAGCCAATAACCTAACTCTATATCCTAATATGGAGGATGAATTCTGGTTATGGGTGAGTAGCTGGGCATTATTTGTAACTATGCCATCGGATCTCAATCCGGATTACTCAGACGAAGGATATGATCTACCTCCAATGGAAGTAAGGTGGCATGAGCTGCCAATCAGCTATGGAGATAAGACTGATAAGAACGGTCAGGTTATGTTATTTCAGGAGGCAGCAGTATCACTTCAGGATGAAGCTCAAATTAAGCGTGAGAGCATTGATGCCAGAGTCTCAAAAATGGCTGAATTACTCAATGAGAGCCCGAATGACTGCTACATTTTATGGCATGATCTTGAAGCTGAACGTCTGGCCATAAAGAAAGCCATACCGGCAGCAGTGGATATCTTCGGAAATCAGGATTATGACATACGGGAAAAGAGGGTAATCGACTTCTCCAATGGTAAGATTAAGTATTTCGCCACAAAGAAAGAGTTATCAGGATCCGGATGTAACTTTCAGAAGCATTGTCATAGAGCCATCTTCCTTGGTATCGATTATGAATTTAATGATTTTATACAGGCAGTTCACCGGATTTACCGCTTTCTCCAGAAGAAAAATGTTGTTATCGACATCATTTACATGGAGAATGAACGGCAGATCAAAGAAGCCTTATTGAGAAAGTGGACAGATCATAACTATATGGTTAATAAAATGATCGCAATTGTGAAGAAGTATGGATTATCTGCAACAAATAAAACCGAACGATTAAAGAGAAAGATGGGAGTTGAGACAGTGAAGGTTGAAGGGAAACATTTCACAGCGGTTAATGATGATTGTGTGGAAGCAACAAAGAGGATGCAGAGTAACAGCATAGGCTTGATACATACCTCAATCCCATTCGGTAATCATTATGAGTATTCTGCAAATTATAACGACTTCGGGCATAACAAAGATACGGACATGTTCTTCGAGCAGATGGACTTCCTAACTCCGGAGCTCTTCAGAATCCTTAAGCCCGGCAGGGTGATGGCAATTCATGTTAAGGACCGTGTATTATTCGGTAATGCAACCGGCACAGGAATGCCGACAATCGAGCCATTCCATGCAATTTGCATAAATCATTACATAAAGCATGGATTTCATTACTTTGGCATGATTACGGTTATCACGGATGTAGTAAGAGAGAATAACCAGACTTACCGCCTTGGATGGACAGAGCAGTGTAAGGATGGTTCGAAGATGGGTGTGGGTTGCCCGGAATATATTCTTCTCTTCCGCAAGCTTCCATCAGACACCAGTACCGCCTATGCAGATGATCCGGTGACTAAGACTAAGGAAGACTATACCAGAGCGCAATGGCAGATAGACGCTCATGCATTCTGGAGAAGTTCAGGTAATCGTCTTGTAAGTAAGGATGAGTTATCAAGTGTATCAGTTGATAATTTGCAGAACGTATATCGTAAGTACTCAAAGAACAGTATCTATAGCTATCACGAGCATGTGCAGCTAGCTAAGGAATTAGATACCATGGACAAGCTTCCAGCAACCTTCATGGTAGTAGCACCTGGCAGTTGGTCAGATGAGGTATGGGATGATATCAACCGCATGAAAACGCTCAATACAGACCAGAGTCGGAGAAGATTACAGATGCATGTATGTCCATTGCAAATTGATATTGTGGAGCGGATCATTAACAGGTATTCGAATGAGGGTGATACTGTACTTGATATGTTCGCCGGATTAATGACGGTACCTAAGGTAGCGATTGAGAATGGAAGACGCGGATACGGTATAGAACTCAATTCTGATTACTTCAGGGATGGTGTTGGCTACTGCAAGGGAGCAGAGGAGCAGATTGAGACACCTACACTATTTGACTTTCTTGAGATAGATAAGGAGGTAGTATGAAGGATATTATCATTGATTGCTTTGCAGGCGGAGGTGGGGCAAGCGTTGGAATAGAAATGGCTCTTGGTAGATCTATTGATATAGCAATTAATCATGATCCGGATGCTATTGCAATGCATATGAAAAACCATCCAGATACGTTGCATCTAACGGAAGATATGCTTAAAGTCGATTTGCGAAAGTATCTGAAAAAAGGTCAAAGAGTAAGAATGATTTGGGCTTCTCCGGATTGCACAAGTCACTCACGAGCGAAGGGTGATAAACCAATCAAAAGAGGATTGCGTATATTACCAATGGGAGTCTACCGACTGTGTAAGCAGATTTTAGAGGTCACAGGTTATTTACCTGAAGTTGTAATGATGGAGAATGTAGCAGAAATCCAAGACTGGGGGCCTCTCGATGAGAATGATAAGCCAATCAAAGAGCGAAAAGGTGAGTATTACAAAAAGTTTATAAAGCTTATGAAAAACCTTGGATTTCGGTTTGAATGCAAAGAGCTTGTAGCAGCTGATTATGGAGCACACACTACAAGAAAGCGTTGGTATGCAGTATTCCGATCTGATGATAAGCAAATAGTATGGCCAGTGCCTACGCATAACAGATATGGTACCAATGGATTGAAGAAATGGGAGCCAATAGCGGATTATATAAATTTTAATGATCTTGGTAAGTCCATATTTGGGCGCAAGAAGCCGTTGGCAGATAAAACAATGAACCGTATTGGCGCAGGTATGGACAAGTTTGTTTTCAACAGTAAGGAACCATTTATAGTGCAAGTTAATCATGGTGGCGATAATTTCAGAGGTCAAAGCATTCACGAGCCAATAACAACCATTACACAAAAACATGGGTATGGAGTTGTTACTCCTTACATCATGCAGATAGGACAAACGGGATTTTCTAAAGATAGAAATCGATCAGTCACAGATCCTATGTCAACGGTAGTCACTAAAAATGAGCATTGTCTGATATCGCCTATGCTAATTCAGTATCATTCTGAAACATCAAAGAGTGGAGTTAGAGGACAATCAGTCAAGGATCCAATTATGACTATTGATACATCACCAAGGTATGCATTAGTAGCTGCTTTTCTTACAAAGTTTTATAAAACGGGAATAGGTCAATCATTATTCGAGCCGATACACACAATTACAACTAGCGCAGGCCATTTCGGACAAGTCTCAATACTTGCAGTTGATTATAAACAACTAATAGCTAATGGAGTAGATGCAGAGACAGCTCAAAAATGTACATGGGTATCGCAGTTCATCATGGAATATTACGGATGTGGGATAGGGCAGTCTCTTAATGATCCATTACACACTGTCGTGACCAAAGACAGATTTGCCCTTATTACCGTACTTGGAAATGAATATGCGATACTTGATATCTATCTCAGGATGCTGGATGCTGAAGAACTAAAACTAGGGCAAGAATTCCCCAAAGATTATATCATCAACTTTACTATGAAGAATGGTAAACCATACCCGAAGAGTGAGCAGGTGAAAAGAATAGGAAATTCGGTGGTACCTACAATGTCTAAGGTTCTCGCTGAAGCAAATTGTTATTATCTCAGGGTGGGTGAGCGTATCGGTAATATACAGATTGATGATAGTCGTCAGCAACTTAGATTTGCATAGGAGGTAATCATGAAATTCATAAAAGTAGCAGGAGTACAGACCGTAACAATGAGCAGTAAGAAGGGAAACATGAATGCTTTTATGTACGGAAAAAGAAAGAAGGGTAAGTGATGCAGGAACTTCTTGATTTTGTTGATATGGATGAAGAGATTATCCCCGATAAGAAAACCAAGAAAGAACAGAAGGACTATATCAAAAAATTTGTTGCAATGCAAAGACTTCCATATGAGGTGAAGATCAGAAGAGCAGAACAACGTGCCAAAGAATTTTATGATGAAATAGTAAATGTCAGAGGGAAAAACGTTCATGTATCAATAGGAGGCTTAGATAGTATCACATTAATGATATTTCTGAAAGAAATCGGGTTAAAGGTGCCAGCCATCGGAGTTACAACGCTGGAACATAAAAGTATCCGGAAAATACATAATGATTATGGAGTTGAGCGGATTAAACCACTTATTCCAAAGTATAAGGTACTAAGAGATATAGGGTTTCCGGTTATAAGCAAGGCAAAAGCTCACAAAATTGAGTATTTGCAGACAATAGATAATCCGAAACAAACTTTCATACATGCAATCATGACAGGCGATATGGGAGAACAGGGACATTATGAACATTCTGATAAAATCAAATTACCGGATAAATGGATTAAATTATTTGGGGGAAATTACAATGATCATCGTCCTGATCTATGTTGTATGTGCGCTAACTACAATGTATCAGCAGACTGCTGTAAGTACATGAAAGAAGATCCTTGTGATATATGGGCAAGAGAACATGAAAGCTATCCTTATCTTGGTCTTATGGCATCCGAAGGCGGTCAAAGGGAATTTGCTCTTATGAAAAACGGATGCAATTATTACGGCAAAGATGTTATTCGAAGCGCACCGTTTGCAACATTTATGAGGCAGGATATTCTACAGTTGGCACTAGACTTAAATGTTCCGGTACCTGAAGTATACGGAACTATCGAAAGAAAGCCGAATGGAACATTATACACTACTGATGCTCAACGTACTGGATGTGATATATGCGGATTTGGAATTCATCTTGAGAAACGTCCTCACAGATTTGATAAGTTGAGGAGAGAAGATCCAAAGGCTTGGCAATTCTGGATGTATGAAGTGTGCAAGGATGAAGATACCGGAGAACATTACGGTTGGGGAAGAGTATTAAATCATATAGGCATACGGTGGGAAGATGATTGGTATAAGAGACCGAAACAAATAAACATGGATGATTATCTTTATTCAATGGCAGCAGGAGTGAAATGAATATGCATAAACACCACATTGTATTTCGTAGTCAAGGAGGCTTAGACTTTTCTTTAAACCTGGTAGAACTATCATATGAGCAGCATGAAGGTAAAAGCGGACCTCACATGAATAAATTAGTTGATCTAATGCTTAAGAAAGACCTGCAGGATGAACTATACCAGATATTCGATAAAGAAACCTTCACAATTGAGGAAATATCGCAAAAACTAAAGAAATCAGTAAGGTATTTTGAACCGCACTTTAGAAGTGTTCCTCAGGCAGCAGGATTATATCAGAAAGAGGATATCATCAGGAGGCTAATGGGAGGAAAGATATATTAAGTCCTTAAGGTTATTTTAGTATACATATCACAATGAACTTGAATGGCCATGTCATAGCTTATCCCGGAGGCTAGGACCTCCGGGGGAAAGGAAAAAGAAATGGTAAGGTTAACTCAGTATAATTTTACATACAAAGAATGGAGAAACATGCCGGATGTATCAAATGATAAATGTATTGATAAGCTGGCAACGTATGAGTGTACAGATCTGGAACCAGAAGAAGTAGAAGACCTGAAAGAGTCAGAAGACTACTGGCATCGTGAAGCACTCAAATGGGCTGCAAGGTTGGGTGAAAGTAAGATCAAATTCAGAGAGTTACTCAATCAATTCGGTATACCTGAAGATAATTTTAAGGATGATGAGCTAGAGAAGTTTTTATATGCCAACCGGCAGCAGGATAAGGAGGTAGCAGATGAAAAATGAAATCATGAATAAAGGAAAAAGAATTGATACTAATGAATGGGTATTCGGTTATGCAGTGCCTAATGAGGAATGTGATAAGTGGTATATCATTTTAGATGTTGAGGCAGACGCAAGCTATGGAGAAGAGGAAACAACTTTATTTGCAACCATGTGGTTTGAAGTTGTTCCAGAAACGGTTAGCCGGTATACCGGAATTCATGATAAAAACAGTAAGGAGATTTATGAGGGTGACAGATGCATTGTTACAAGACCGTGTGTATTAGCGACTGGACAAATCAAGTACATAGATGGTTGCCCGGTGTTCAGCGAAGATAAAACCGGTACTTTACTCACGATGCTAGATTTAAGACTGAATGGGTATGAGATTAAGGTTGTAGGGAGCATTCACGATGACAAGAAATCACTCAGCCAACCGTCCATTGACACCGAGTAACATCAAAGAGTAATGCTATGCTATTCCGTATCCCATACGCATCATAAGCACACTCAAAGGTCATGATATAGTTTTCTTCCTTCCGGAGAAAGGCTTTTGACAACATAAAGGTAAACCTCTCCTGTCGATCATCTTCGATACGAAAATAGAGTGGTTTAAGTTCTCTGGATGCTTTATGGGTTGTAATGACTTCCACTGGATGTCCAGCCGGATGTTTGATGGATGGTCGGTGGTCTGGTTGAAGGAATGGCATAGTATCACCTCATAAAATAGTAATATGATTATAGAACATTTGTTTGCATTTTTCAATATGAGATTGGAGGAAAGTATGAAACCAATATTATTCAACACCGAAATGGTTAAAGCAATCCTTGACGGGAAGAAAACAGTAACCAGAAGGGTAGTCAAGCAGGATATAGTAAATCAATTTGATTGTGAAGCCGATGGAACACCGATAGCCTTCATACAGCAGTCCACGGGAGATCATTACAAGCCTACAGATCCATGCAGGTACCAGCCAGGAGATATTATCTATGTAAGAGAAACATGGGAGGAGTGGACAGATGGATACGTTTATAAAGTACCTGATCCTCTGGCCGCATATAATTATCCGGCATCATTTATCGGAAAATGGAAACCATCTCTACATATGCCAAAGGAAGCAGCAAGGATATTTCTAAGAGTGAAAGATGTTAGAATTGAGAAACTTCAGGATATCACTGTAGAGCAAGCGAAAAAAGAAGGTGCATTTCATTCATGTAGTATGTGTATACACTGGAATGACTATTGCGGTCAAAATGTAACACTTGCACGTGATTGTAAAATCGATGGTATAGCACCAGAATTTCCGATGCTATGGGATAGCACAATTGATATGAAAAATCACTGGATGGATCATAGTTGGAGCGCAAATCCATGGGTATGGGTAATCTCGTTTGAGCGGATCAGTAAGGAGGAAGCAATTTGACTATATCAGAGATAAGAGAAGAAGTTCAGAAGAAGTACTATGAAGGACAGGAGGTAATTCTCTGGATCCTGGATGGTGAGAGAGGACAACCGGATCCTGTGAAGGTAAAGATAATAGCCTTCAATCCAAATTCAGTATTAGTTCAGCGCAAGTGTTGGAAGGAAAGTTATACATACTTTGAATTCATGAAGTCAACTATAAAGCCGGACATGAGACCGGTAATACCAGAGAAGCTTAAGGCCCGCAAGGGAGCTCATCATAACATGGCATGTAAAGCTTATAGCAGCTGCTAGTGATGTAAATTAAGATTTAACGCATAAAGGAGCTGATAATATGCTTGAATTAGTACCAATATCATTAAAAGAAGCGAATACCTTTGTAGAACAGTATCACAGGCACCATAAGCCGGTTGTTGGTCATAAATTTAGTATAGCAGCTTCTGACGGTGAAAAGATTGTAGGAGTGGCGATAGTTGGTAGACCGGTATCCAGATATCTTGATAATGGGTGGACACTCGAAGTCAACAGATTATGTACTGATGGCACTAAGAATGCTTGTAGTTTCCTTTATTCCGCAGCATGGAGAGTAGCGAGAAACCTGGGATACAAAAAACTCATTACTTACATACTACAATCCGAGAGCGGCGCAAGCCTTAAGGCAAGTGGCTGGAAATGCGTCGGAGAAGCTGGAGGACTTAAGTGGACAGGCAAGCGCAGGCCGGAAGTAGAGTTATATCCAGAGCAGATGAAATTGAGATTTGAAGTTAGTTAAGTAAACTGAAAAAGGTGATTATATGAAGCAAAAGTATACAATCTATAAGATATTTTATTCTGGAACTAATGGCGAATTCATTGCATACCTAGGAAGAACTAAGCAACCTATAAATAGCAGGCTAAGAGGACACTTTAAACAGTTTCCTATGCATAAATTGATTGATATTTTCTCTGTAAGTCATATCGAGATTGCTGAATGTAAAAGCGAAGCAGATATGTTCCTTTATGAAATCTATTACATAAATAAATTCAAGCCGGCTCTGAATAAGGATGATAAAGCCAAGGATGAAATCACTATTACTCTACCAGACTTAAGTTTTACGGAATTTGATTGCCGGTTAATGGATAGATGGAAAAATGAAATACGTTACATAGAAAATACAGATCCATTTAATGATGGACTATTTAACTAAACTGAAATTTTATCAATCCATCCGGCAAGTCCGGTATAGCTGATAAGGAGGAAAATAATGTGAGTGATTTTATAGGTATAAAAAGTTTCTGCTCTTTATGCAAAGGATCAGAGACAAAGGATACAGATATTACATGCAACGATAAGAACGGAAGATTTTACGGATTAAAAGTAAATAACGTGTTATGCGCTCCATGTATGACACCAAAGGAGTTAGATGGAGAAACAGTAGTTGAAACTGTATCATTTGATTAGCTGATAAGCGGAAAGGAATATGTATGGATAAACTGGCAAAGTTAAATGAAATTGAAGTTATTGAAAGCTCGTGCAACGATGGTTGCTGTGAATATGTGCTGATTGAAAATTCAAAGGAGAACAGAGAATCACTCAAAGAGCTAGGAGCAGATGAACACGATATCAGGAACATGGATCCATATGGAGATGGTAAGGTATTAGATATAAAGAGATTTGCCTTTGAAGAATTAAATGCTGGTTGGTTTCAATCTGACAAAGGATTTAGCTACGAAGAATTGTGAAATTACAATGAAGTGTCGTGGAGATTACACTTAAATAAACCACTGGAGCAAAAACCAGTTAGGCAATAAAAAAGAATGGTGAGCAGATAACAGCCGGAAGTCAACGGGTGCGCCGTTACCATAAGCGGACGGCAGCCGGAGCCGTTAAAGGGCATAATTGCGAAGCTGCATACGGCAGTACCGGCATTACTGATAAGGAGGAACAGTGTATGCTAATAATCGAAAAGCTTCATAAAAGAACTAGTCTTATGAGTAAAAAGAAAAATGAATTGGTAGATCATATAATGTTTCTGGAGCATAACAACAATGTCTTAAATGATACACTCAATCAGCAAGCAGAGAACTTCAAAGCTATTCAGAGTGAACAGTTTCAGAAACTCGATAAGAAATCATTTAAGGTTGATTTGGGATATACAGAAACATTAGCGGTCAAGTTGGTTGATATCGAGGATGAGTTACTAAACAAACTTTAAATTCAGTCAATAAGACCCTAGATGTCTGAGCGAAGCGAGTTGATCTTACAAGCATTTGGTTTATCAAGAAGGGAGTAAAGCCTATATGGCCAGATATCCTCAGTGCGAAAGATGCCGAGATGAACATACCAGAAGATGTGATATTTGTAATCCAGACAAGCAACCGGAGGAGATTACAATAGAAAACGCTATAGAGTACTTCGAAGAGGAAAACGAAAGATACGAAGGAATGTTAGGGGACAGGGTAAATCTATTAGAGGAATACCGGATCAACATATTAGCGATAGAAGCACTAAAGAAAGTCATATTATGAAGCCTTCCTAGCAGCAGGATTATTTATTGATACCTTACCGGTAGTTATAAAATGTTAAGGCGGTGATAAGTGATGCCGAATTATGGTACATATGCGATATGCCCTTACTTCATATCGGAGGAACCGACTGTGATAAAATGCGAAGGAGTTATAAAATTGTTTCAGGCTGAAGCTTTTTATCATATCAGATTTCCGAGTAAAGAATGTAAGAAGCATTTTGAAAATACATATTGTGAAACACATGATTGGACTAAATGCCCTTATGCAGCCTTACTAGAAAACTTTTATAACGAAGACGGTAAGATAATAAGACGTAAGGTGTCATCCTGGACAAAACATACTAAAAGAGATACACAAGGGCAAATATCATTTAAATTTTGAAAGGAGAAAACAAATGGGTCTCGAAGAAATTCTTAGGGAAAGATGGCAAAGTGAAGTAGATGATAGAAAATCGGAAGGAGAAGTATATGGGGACTTTATTATTATTGATCTTAATATTCCTAACATAGAAGAGGCATTTAAACTTCTTAGATCTCAAGCTAATGCTACAAATGAGATGTTGAATAATAATCTAACGAAGATATTTACATTTATAACCACAGAGCAGGAAAAGGCTTTATGTGGATGGACAGGTGTAGTACCTAATAAAACGGAAGAAAGATAAGTCGAATAGATATGGAGGTTAGTGTTATGGGAAAGACAGTTGAACAAAAGCTCCAAGGAGCGAAAGAGCAAATCAGAAAAGACAAACAGGTTATTAGGCAGTTAGCGCGAAAAGTATACGCTTCAGATCATCAAGTATCATCTTTACGGCAGCAGCGTTATGCTTTGCAGGAGGAGGCAAAACTGCATGATGCAAAGCTTCAGAGCGCAGAGATGTTTATCTCTTATCTAGCCGGAGCTGCAGGTACCAATAATGAACTTAAAATCCCATTGAAAGAATTATATCAGTTCATGGGTAAGAACCGGATAGTATGTGATAAGGATGAAGAGTATGCAATCATTAAACTAGTACCTTTCTTAGTACCAGAGTCAAACTAAATAATAAGTTATAAGCCCTCAGTTACCTGGGGGCTTTTTCTATGGGGAGAAATACTTCTTTCGTTTATGGTAATGTTGGGGTGCAGATAAAAGCATATAAAGCGAGGTTGATAATATGGCCAGAGCCCCTGATGAGAAAAAGAAAATTATCAATGAAGCCTTCAAACTATATAAAAGCGGTATGAAATTGGTTGAGATTGCAAGTCAACTAAGCGTTCCGGATGGCACTGTTAGAAGGTGGAAATGTACCTATGGTTGGGATAGCGAACGTTCGGACGGAAAAGCGAGCGTTCGCAATAATTCTTCAAAAGGTAAAAAAAATGACATAAATGAAGATATTTTACTGTTAGATCAAAATTCAGAACTCACAGAAAAACAAAAACATTTTTGCCTTTTATTTGTTCGTAATTTCAATGCCACAAAAGCATATGAGAAAGCATATGGAGTGGATTATAAAACAGCTGCTTCTATATCCTATCGCCTGTTGGAAAACGATGGAGTAAAAAAAGAGATCCTTCGCCTTAAGCAAAATAGGCTGAACAGAGAGTTGTTGCATGAGGATGATATCTTCCAGAAATACATGGATATCGCATTTGCTGACATTACTGATTATGTTGAATTTGGTAGGGAAACGGTTCAGGTAATGGGTCCGTTTGGTCCTATTATGGTGGAGGATGAAAAAACAAAAAAGAAAACTCCGGTAACGAAAGAGGTAAATGTCGTAAAGTTCAAAGATTCTCTATACCTGGATGGCAGCCTGATCAGCGAAGTGAAGCAGGGAAAAGACGGGGCAAGTATCAAACTGTCAGATAAAATGAAAGCCCTTAAATGGTTAGCGGATCATATGAACTTAGCAACCGAGGAGCAGAAAGCCAAAATTGACGCATATAGGAGCAAAGTGAAGGATCCAACAGTAACTTCAGATATCACAATCACATTAGAGGGTGATATGAAAGAATGGGGTGGTTGAGATGCCGACAATTGCGATATCAAGACCAAATCCTAAGCAAGAACTTTTTTTCCTTAGTAGGAAGAGATTTATAGGGTATGGTGGAGCAAGAGGAGGAGGAAAGAGCTGGGGACTTAGAACAAAACTTGTATTATTAGCCTTTAGCTATACAAATTTGAAATTGCTTCTCCTAAGAAAGACATTGCCAGAGTTAAGAGAAAATCATCTTTTACCATTGATGCAACTGCTATATGGGATTGCGAAGTATAACAAGGATGAAAGAGCATTTACCTTCCCTAATGGCAGCAGGCTTAAGCTTGGATACTGTGATCATGAGAATGACATCTATCAATACCAAGGTCAGGAATATGACGTAATAGGAATTGAGGAATGTACGCACTTCACATGGGCACAGGTTCAATATCTTATGACATGTAATCGTAACACAAGAACTGACTTCAAACCTAGAATGTATTTCACCGGCAATCCTGGAGGAGTAGGTCACAATTGGTTCAAGCGGTTATTTGTGAAACCGAAGTACAATGACAATGAAAATCCAGATGATTATGAGTATATCCCTGCTACGGTAGATGATAACTATGCGATTATGGAGAATAATCCAGAATACATACAGATACTCGATAATCTTCCGGAAAAACTAAAACAAGCTCACAGATATGGTAATTGGGATATATTCGAAGGACAGTTCTGGGAGGACTTCATAGACCGAATTGAACCATATGGTGAGGGTGAGAATAAAGTCCTCAATCCTCGTAAGGAGCGAAGATGGACCCATGTCATAGAACCATTTGAGATCCCGAAGGAATGGCCAATCTATAGATCCTTTGACTTTGGTTACGCGAAGCCTTTCAGTATGGCATGGTGGACCATTGATTACGATGGTAGGATATATAGGATTCTCGAGATGTATGGGTGCACCAAAGAACCGAATGAAGGAGTTAAGTGGACACCAGACAAGATGTTTAAAGAGGCAGCAAAGGTAGAGAGTGAACATAGATGGCTTAAGGGGAAACAAATCTATGGAGTTGCGGATCCCTCCATATGGGATGCTTCCAGAGGAGAGTCCGTGAATGATGTAGCGGTAAGGTACGGTATCTACTTTGGTAAGGGTGATAACGAAAGAATCCCTGGATGGATGCAGATGCATTATCGCCTAGAGTTTGATGATGAAGGATATCCAATGATGTACATCTTTAGCACCTGCAAAGCATTTATTCGAACCATACCGCTATTGCAATACAGTGATACCAAGCCTGAGGATCTTGATACAGATGGTGAAGATCATGTGGCAGATGAAACAAGGTATTTCTGCATGTCAAGACCGATTAGGCCGGTAATACGCAAGAAGCAGAGCGAAGCGCAGCAGTTTGATCCTCTGAATATGTTCAACGATGATAAGAAATATGATAGATACGATTGGTACAGCAAATAGAAGGGAGAAATAATCATGGGTGTTATAGAAAGAGTAAGAGAAAAGTTAACTCAGACATTTGTACCGGAAAGTCAGAAGCCGGCACCGGTAAAACTACCGGTAGATGAATTAAAAATTAGTGAGGCTGCAAGAATATTGGAGGATTATAAGGCCGGCAAAGCGAATTTTGATAAAAGAATTATTGAAAATGATAAGTGGTACCGGATGCGCCATTGGGACCAAATTAGGGCAGAGTCGGAAGGAAAGAAGCCTGAGCCCACATCGGCTTGGTTATTTAATTCGTTGAATAACAAACATGCTGACATCATGGATAACTTTCCTGAGCCTCAGGTGTTACCAAGGGAAGAGTCAGATAAGAAAGAAGCTGAAACAATATCAGCTATTCTTCCAGTAATTCTCAAAAGGGCAAAATTTGAGACAACCTACTCACAAAACGGTTGGAAGAAGTTAAAGAACGGTCTTGGAATATATGGCACCTTTTGGGATAACTCATTAGAAAATGGATTAGGGGATATCGTGATCAAGAAGATTAACCCTCTTAACTTATTCTGGGAGCCGGGCATTGAGGATATTCAGGAGTCAAGCCATGTTTTTCTGGTTGCATTGTTGAATAATGACAAGTTACTTGCAAAGTATCCTCAACTCAAAGATAAGTTGGGCAGTGCTCCTGAGTCAATGATAGGACAATTCGAGCATAATGATGAAATCGATACTTCCAACAAATCAGCTGTTATCGATTGGTATTACAAGCAATCAATCGAAGCAGAGGACGGCTCAATCAAGGACATTCTTCACTTCTGTAAATTCTGTAATGGAGTGGTACTGGAAAGCACAGAGAATGATCCGGAGATGCATGATAAAGGATTGTATGATCATGCACGTTATCCATTTACATTCGATGTATTGTTCCCTGAAGAAGATACCCCGGGAGGTTTTGGCCATGTCGATGTAATGAAGGATCCTCAGATTTACATCGATAAGTTAGACCAGATTATCATGATAAATGCCTTTGAAGCAGGTGTATCTAGGGTTATGTTGCGAGATGATGTCGGAATTAACGAAGATGAGTTAATGGATCCATCCAAAAGGATTATTCACGTTACAAAAGGTGGGTTTAAGGAGGAAAATTATAAGATTTATGAGACTAAGCCTCTTGATCCTTATATCATCAACCACAGAACGAACAAAATTGAAGAGCTTAAGGAGACCTCCGGAAATCGAGATTTTTCACAAGGAAGTACAGCCTCGGGTGTTACAGCAGCTTCTGCGATTGCCGCATTACAGGAAGCAGGGAGTAAGGGAAGCAGGGATATGATAAAGGCATCCTACAGAGCATTTGAGGAAATCAATATTCTTTGTTTGGAGCTGATAAGACAGTTTTATACTGAGCCTAGGAAGTTCCGTATCACTGGCCCGAACGGAAATGATGAGTATGTAACATACACCAGCCAAGGAATTCAGGATTTACCTCAATTAGGTTCGGGAGGCGAGACAATCTACCGTAGACCGATATTTGATATTGAAATCCGGGCACAAAAAGCATCTCCGTTCTCCACAATTGCAATGAATGAGATGGCCAAAGAATTATACTCCGCAGGTTTCTTCAATCCACAGCTAGCAGATCAGGCACTCATGGCACTTGATATGATGTCATTTGATGGAAAGAACGGAATTGTTAGTAAAATATCTCAAAATAGCACTCTGGTTCAAACCTCCTTACAACTGGCGCAAATTGTCGATGCAATGACGGGATCTTCTATAATGCCTCAGTTAGCTCAGCAATATGGAGTACAAATGCCACAAGCTGACATAGGTGGTACGATGCAGACCAACATTCTAGGTAGAGCGGTACAAGCCGGGAGCGGTGGAATAGTAACCAATGCGAAACAGACAGCTGCTAACGTAGCTAGTCCAAGATAGGAGTATATATGACTAATATAAAATGTGTTCGTGATGGAAAAGAATATACGATTGATATTGTAGGGCATTCCGGATATAAGCCGGGGATGGATGTAGTGTGCAGTGCTGCATCCGTGTTAGGTTATACGCTGATTAATGCCCTCACTGACTTAGACGCGGAAAGAAGCCACGTCAATACATATGAGGATGGAGAATTACATATCAGCATTGTGCCGACTGCTCAGACAGCAGAGGAAGCAAGGATCATTATTAATACAATTATGTTGGGTTATGTTCTCTTAGCAGATCAATATCCGGATAATGTATCAGTAGAGTGGTAACTTATTTATCAAAAATATAAAGGAGAAAATGATATGAAATTTGAACAGGCTATGGAGTTTATGAAAAAAGGTGCAAAGGTGAAATTACCTTCATGGAGTGGTTATTGGTGCATCGAAGATGGATCTATTAAAATGCATTGCAAGGATGGAAGAATTATCGATATTAGGGAAACTGAAGATGTACTTTACACTTTAGGGAACATCATCAGCAATGAGTGGGAAATAGCTGATTATCATAACAGCCCTGCTTATAATGGTGAATATGTTCTAACATTTGGATTTGGAGATGCTTTAAGGCATCTGAAAAATGGCAGGAAGGTTATGCGTGAGGGATGGAATGGTAAGGGTATGTTCGTAGTCTACCAGAAAGGATATCCAAACGGTATCCCTTGTAATGCACAGACAGCCAATGCATGGGGAATGAATGAAGGTGATTTGTTCAGATGTGAGCCATACTTGCAAATTAAGATGGTCAATGGATCTCATGCAATGTGGGTTCCAAGTATCAATGATGTACTTGCAACGGATTGGGTATTAGCAGAATAAAGCATAGGGGAGAAATTTATTTACTCTTTGTGCTATAACATTATCAGATGGCAATATATGCCTGACTCTTGGGAAAGACCATGATAAGGAAAGGGGTAAAACCTATGAGAATGTTTTTATATCCGCTGAACCTCACTAAATTTGATGGTGAGGCAGCAGCACCCACGGGCGATGGAAATACTCTTCCTGCCGCCGAGGAAGGACAGGGCGAAGCTAAGGTTGTATACGGTAAAGTATCAGCCGAAGAAGAAGTTCCGGCCGCCAAGGAACAACCACCAGCAACACCGGATCCTGAAGCTAGAAAAGCTGATTTCGAGAAGATGATCATGGGTGATTACAAAGATTTATTCGATGAGAGAATCCATGGAATTATCAATAACCGTTTCAAAGAGACTAAAACTCTTGAAAAGCAGGTTAACGACTTAAAGCCCATTATGGATGTACTCAGTCAACGGTACGGCATTAATGATGGTGATGCAGCAAAACTGGCCAAGGCAATTGAGGATGACAACTCCCTTTGGGAGCAGGAAGCAATGACAGAAGGTTTGACTGTCGAACAGTATAAATACCAGAAGAGAATTGAAGCTGAGAATGAGTATTTCCGTAAGCAAAGAGAGTCGGAAGAGCAGAGACGGGGAGCACAGGAGACTTATAACAATTGGCTTGGACAAGCCAATTCGATGAAGAGCCAGTATCCCGATTTCAATCTCGATGCCGAGATAAGAAATCCTCAGTCAGGTAAACAATTTATTCAGGTATTGCAAGCTACAGGAGATGTGAAAGCAGCTTATCACGCAGTTAATTTTGATAAGATCCTTCCCACAGTAGCACAACAGGCAGAGCAAAAAGGGAAAGAAGAGATTGTCAACAATATTCAATCCCGTAAGTCAAGACCTTCAGAGAACGGTGCTAATTCCTCAGCTGGTGTTATCGTAAAAAATGATCCTAGTAAATGGACTGACAAGGACTTAGAGGAAGTATTAAGACGTGTCAGTATGGGGGAAACGATTAATCTATAATCTTTCCCCGGCAAATCAGAATAGGGGGAAACCATAATGAAGGAATTATTAACAAATAAGATTTATTTCTCATTGAACCTGACCAAATTTGATCAGGTTGTGAATACAACTACATCAGCAACAGCCGGAAATGATCTTTCTCCGGAGATGAAGACATTTTATGATAAGGTGCTGATCAAGAATGCAACTCCAAATCTCGTTCATGATCAGTTCGGCCAGAAGAAGCCAATTCCAAAGAATGGCGGTAAGACAGTAGAGTTTAGACGTTATTCTCCGCTTCCCAAGGCAACTACTCCTCTTGTTGAGGCTGTAGTACCGGATGGCAAGCCTCTTAATGTAACAACGGTAACCGCAACGGTATCTCAGTATGGTGATTACATCACGCTTTCTGATATGTTGTTGCTTACATCCATCGACAACAATATTGTTGAGTCTCTTACTCTGTTAGGCGATCAGTCAGGTCGTACTCTCGATACAGTTACCAGGGAGGTTATTAATGCAGGTACCTCTGTACAGTATGGTGATGGCACAGTATCCCACAGATATGACCTTGACCAAACAAATGATAAGATGACGGTTGTTGGCTCCAATAAAGCCGCTAGATATCTTAAGGTACAAAATGCACCTAAGATTAACGGATCCTATGTAGCAATCATCCATCCGGATGTTTCCTATGATATCATGCAATCTGATAAGTGGGTAGATATTCAAAAGTACACCACATCGGATAAGATATTTAGAGGAGAAATTGGAGAGATCGGTGGGGTACGTTATGTTGAGACCACAGAGTCAAAAATCTTTCATGCAGCAGACTTAACCGCTGGTGCTAGAAATTTATCTGTAAAGACAGCTATTACGGTTGCAGCAGATACAATCGCAGTTAAGGAATTAATCACCGCAGCTGATGCAACTGCATTAGTAGGTCGTAAGGTATTAATCGGTACGTCTCAATATGAGATTGAAAGCGCAAGTGCAGCTGCAGCCGGATCGGCAACAATTACCTTAACAACTTCCTTGACAGTTGCTGTTGACACTGTAATCTATCCTGGTGAGGCAGGAGCAGCAGGTTGTGATGTATACTCTACATTGGTATTAGGTTCAAATGCTTACGGTGTAACCATGATCGAAGGTGGCGGCTTAGAAAATATTATTAAGCAGCTTGGTTCCGGTGGAACATCTGATCCATTAAACCAGAAGGCAACTTGCGGATGGAAGTCCACAAAGACCGCAGAAATCTTAACACAGACCTTTATGATCCGTGTAGAAACTGCCTCCACTTTCAATAGTGGAGCTAACTAGGCTTTATAATCAGCAGGGGAGCCTAAAACTCCCCTGCTCTTGACAATAACCGTATCAATAAGGAGGAAGTTAAATGGATGACAAGAATAAAATTCCGGAAAACGAGAAAATGGAAAATCCAACTCTTGATAATGATAACCCGGATAATAAAGCATTAGAAGAGCGAATTAATACTATGCTCGAAGATGCTATGAAGAAGACAGAAGAAGCCACTGCAAAAATTATTGCTGAAGCAGAGAAGAAAGCTGCCAAGATCATTAAGTGCGCAGAGGATAAGGTATCTCAGATGGCTACAGAAGGCAGAGGTCCTTCCAAACCGTTACGCACTGTCAGAGAAGAGCCTAAGGTTAAAATTAAGCTTCCGTATGACAAGGTTAAAAACAATACGGATCTACCGGTATCCATCAATGGAGTAACTTACCTGCTACAGCGTGGAAAATGGATTGAGGTACCTTTGGCAGTAGCTGAAGTTCTCGATAATGCCAATCGACAGGAAGAATATGCAATCCAGTATTCAGAAGGATTAGCAAAAGCCTTCGAGGAGAAACTGAAGGAACTGTAATAATAGAATAAATAAGACTAATGGAAGGGGAATATGGATTGTCGTATTCTCCTTTTTTGAAAGAGAGGGGAATAATTATGATAACCGTAAAAAACAGACGGATGATCGTTCCACCGGAGGAAAGATTTCTAGGAGTAGAGACAGATACTAATTCATCGATCAGAGTATTTCGCATACCCAGATATATTACCAACGAAATAGATCTATCATCTTTAGCGTTTTTCCTTGATATACGATATGAAGATAACACCACAAACGAAACGGCATTCATAGATATGTTAGTATCGGACAATTCGATTGATCTTACCTGGTATATCGCGGCCAATGATTTAGGCTCAGAGGGTGCTATCTTCCTTCAACTTAAGGCTAATGATCTTTCGGGAAAGGTAAAATGGAAGTCATTCATTGAACCGTTCTTTGTAGGAGATTGCATTGATGCAGCAGGGCAATATACTGGAGATTTATCGGTATATGAAGCATTAGTTACTAGGTGTGTAATAATTGAGAATAGAGAAGTTGCCAGAATGGCAGCAGAGGAATTAAGACAGACCAATACTACTAATGCGATTAATAATGCCAATGCTGCTGCTCAGGGAGCACTATCGGCAGCAATAGCAGCCCATTCAGCTAAGGATGGTGCGCTTTCAGCTACGGAGGATGCAGAAAATAAGATAATAGATATAGAAACTAGATTTAATACATTAACCGCAGAGCATCAGCAAGATTCCGAGGTTATTGATGCACGAAAAGGCAAAGGCAGTTTAAGGCTAAAAATTGTTGATATTGAAGCACAATTGGTAGATGTTATTAATGTTGTTGACCTAATCGATATCCTTAATTACAAGAAGCAAAATAAAATAGATATGTTTAATGCCAGTATCTTAGATGCTGCAGTAAAGGTATTAAATATTGCCAAACAAACGACCACGACAACACCGTCAATTTCAATATGGAACCCCGGAGGATATGCAGGTATATATACAAGGGATTTCGATTATATGCTGAATGGATATCTAGATTATTTTACAACAAGTGAAATAGAAAATATTATTCGCTTTTTTATGGATAGAATACCGACAAGTGGAGTGTTTATATATAATGTGCCAGATGCGATATTCCTTGACGGATCTATTGGGTGGCCTCCAGATGGTAGTAGATCAAGTCTTGACAATCAAGCATTTCTTATAGATATATTCTATCAATACTATAGGAAAACGGGTTCTACTGCACTTTATTCTGAATTTAAGGATATGTTAAAAAATATAATGGATTTAGGAATGCCTTATAATCCTAATAATGGTCTTGTTTCATTACCTGTTGATGCTACAGTCAGGACATATGGTTTTTGGGATACTGTTAGAATGACAGGAGATTTATTCTTTATAAGTGTTTTAGCATATCAGGCATATGCACAATTAGCAATATTGGCAAACGCTAATAGTGATGTATCTGACAAAGTTTATTACATGGGAAAATGCGAAACGCTAAAATATAGTATTAATAGTACATTTTGGACTCAAACATTAGTTGACAATGGAACAGAGAGGCACATTGAAGGATTGTTTAAGTGCTCAACAGGATTGTGCAAAGATCAACCAGATGTATGGGGAAGTTGCTTAGCAGTTTATCTTGGAATTCCTACATTTGATAGAATTAATGCTATTGCCAACAAATTAGTAAATACATATAAAAATAACAGGTTAGATATATTCTATAAAGGTGCAATAAGGCATGTGCCAATTAGTCAAGAATATCAACATGGCATTCATGTATGGGAGGCATATGCATTTTATACCGAGCCGACTTATGGAACTTATCAAAATGGCGGTTATTGGGCAACTCCAATCCCGTGGGTTGTAGATGTTATAGGTTATAAAGATATGAATATTGCCTCTGAACTAATGAAAGAATGCATAGCGAATAATGTTACTCTTGTTAGTGGTGCTATCGAATGGATCAGCCCAAGCAATGGGGTTGGTGCGGCAAACTATTGTGCCAATGTAACAATGCCATTACTAGGAATAATGAATAATAATCATGGAGCAATGCCAGTACCTAGCATACTGATAGATGGGAATTTCCAAATTGCACAAAGGATACCGTTAGGGGTAGAGGTGGTTAACCCAGGAAGTGGAGCATACCCTGTATTCAATATATGGAATACTAATTTATCAGTATCTACACCGCCGACTAGTATTAAGCATTCAAGAAAATCCATAGCAGGAGAATTGCCACTATCCGATTATTGTAAAAGAGTTGAAGTGGTCGGAGATATGACACTAGGTACAACAAATTATTTAGTTGACAACACGATCATACCGAATGGTTGTAAATTATATTGTGGTGGACAGGACTTAACGGTTTCATTCTATGCCAGAAGTAATATCGCGAATAAAAAAATAGGTATTACTGCTACGCAGATATACGATACCGCTGGAGTAGTAAGTGAGTTACTTAACGGAACTAAATTCACTCTAACATCAGAATGGAAAAAGTATATTGCTGTGCTTCATACAAAAAACTTGGCAGGGAAAACGGTTAGTGCCGACAATAGACTTTCGATTGGTTTTATTATGGCTTGGAGTTCCGATATTGGCGCTGCAAGTTTCGGAGAAATCACCTCGGAGGCTTTTAACACAGGTGTAATTGATATAGCTCAGGTACAAATAGATATAGGCAGTAATGCGCTTGACTTTAGACCAACAACATATTATGAAGAATTACTTAATTCACAAAAACAAGTATTTTTTGATATTGGAACAACGGCCAATTCATACGCAAATACAACAACTGTTGTGAGTTTGTCTGATACTTTGTTTTTAAAATTAAATATACCGACTTCACTGATGAAAGATTTTATAGTTAGTATTGCAGGAACACGAGGAACGGATTGGGAGATCAGAGACTTATCCAACGTCACAAATGCAACCGGCACATTAAGTACTGGGCCAATTAACAAAGACAAGCCTGTGATGGTTTTTGGCGGTGGTGCATATTCAGCCGGGGCAAATTATTCGATATTATATAAAACTACCAGTGGGTATATATGTGCCGATGCAAGATACTGATTATATATTGATTAATCAGAGTGATTATTAAATGTAACCATACAATGTAAATTGCATCACTATGATAATTTGCATATGAAAGGAGCACCCATGAAAATCAATAAATTATTGGAAAGTGTAGGGCATTTAAAACCAAATACAGTAGATGTTGCCGACATATTCGATTGGATTGACGAAATAGAAGGTATTGTATATAAAGGAGTTTTTGAGAAAGCCGAAGATACAACATTTGAATCACCTTCATACGATTATGAAACTGATCAGGATAAAGATTTACTGGTACCAGCTCCATTTGATATTATTTATTTCCATTATCTGAGCGCAAAGATTGATTTCACAGAGGGTGAGATTAACAGTTACAACAACAATATGTCTCTATATAACACAGCATATGATGACTTCGCCGCGTATTATCGGAGAAATCACATGCCTAAGAGGGGGTATTGATATGAGATTACCTGCTTTATCCAATGATGGGAAACAGTCAAAGCAGATCATTGAGTTTAGAGGCTACAACCATAATGCCAATATTGGTAACGGGGATTTCTACGAAATGCAGAACCTTTCATCCTCCTTTTATCCGGTACTAGCCCCTCGACAGCCGAGGGGTACTGTACTTGAGTTTATAAAGCCTAACGGCCTATTTGCAAAGAACAAATTAGCATGGGTGGAAGGAACGAGCTTTGTATATGATTGGACCTATAGAGGATCCGTTGAAGACAGCAAGAAGCAGTTTGTAGGCATGGGAGCTTATATTCTGATATTTCCTGATAAAAAATATTACAATACCGAGACAGATACATTCGGTAATCTTGAAACATCATTTACTCAGGCAGTGTCTGGAACAATAACCGGATGTACTCAGAACGGAACCGATGCCGATGCAGCCATTTCACAGTATGCCAAGATAACCTTAACAGGCATAGGCGCAAACCTTAATCAGTACGATGGGGTTATAATAGCCGGATGTACGGTAGCCGCGTTAAATGGAAGTAAGACAATCTATACTAAAGGTAATGATTATATTGTGGTTGCTGGAAGAATTGGATCTATAACCACACAACCATATGGATTAACCGTGAATAGAAGCGTACCTGCAATGGACTTTGTAACCGAGTCTCAAAATAGAGTATGGGGCTGTTCTTCGACAAAACACGAAGTATATTGCTGTAAGTTGGGGGATCCTTTCAATTGGAATAGTTTCGAAGGAATATCAACCGATAGCTACGTAGCAACAATAGGAAGTGACGGAGACTTCACAGGAGCAATATCCTTTATGGGATATGTTCTATTTTTTAAAGAGGACAGGCTGCATAAGGTATATGGAAGTCAACCATCTAATTTTCAAGTCACTGAGAAGGAGATCAGAGGTGTAGCAAAGGGCAGTGAGAAGTCATTGGCTATTGTAAATGAAACTCTTTATTACATGTCTCGAAATGGAGTCATGGCTTATCAGGGAGGTATGCCATCCACGATATCTTCCTCATTCGGTAATGAAATCTATACTGATGCAGTGGCAGGCCCTTTGTATGATAAGTATTACATATCGATGAAGGATAGTAAAAACATATGGCACATGTTTGTATTCGATGATAAGAAGGGTATGTGGCATAGAGAGGATAATACCAAAGCAACTAGTTTTATCTATCTGGACGGAAAGTTATACTACATCAATTCGGCGAACAAACTTATGACGGTAACTGGGACTGATAATGAAGTGATTAAGTGGTACGGCGAATTCTCAGATTTAGAAGAAAAAAGCATGAATAAGAAATATGTTTCTAAAATTCAGTTCCGAGCAGAATTAGAACAAGAAACCATGATAGAAGCATGGATAATGTACGATAATAACGGGATATGGGAGAGAATAACCACTATAACAGGAAAGCAGAAAGCATTATATAATATTCCGATTAGGTTAAGACGATGTAGCTTCTACAAAATCAAACTATCAGGGATAGGACAATGTAAGATTTATTCCATGTCCAAGATATATTCTGAGGGGAGTGATAAGTAATGTCAGCATTTAGGGGCCTTAATATTCCCAACATTAACACAGGTAATCTGAATGATACTAAATATGCACAGATGGTTGCTAATTACTTATTGGAACTCGATGATAATCTTAAGTATATGTTTTCTCACATTGAAGAAGAAAACATGACGGACCAGACAGTGAAGAACCTTACCGCCTCATACATTGATGTAACCAACGGTGAGAACTCCATGATATTAGATCCTGAAGTAGGCTTTAAGATGGCCAAGGGGAGTAAAAACCAATTCTTTTTTAATATAATAACAGGAGATTTAGAATACAGCGGAAAAATGAAAGGGGGATCTATACAGTCTCCAAATTACGAAGTAGATGTTGCCGGTATGAAAATTAATCTGGATGATGGAACTTGGGATTCTGTTGGATTTAAGTATGCCAACAATAGGTGTGCAATTAAAGGAAGCTTTCAATCTATAGGCCCTGAATATACTACAACAATCAATAACGGTAAGATAGAGGCAACATTTATAGATCTGTCTTTTGGATCCTTAAGCACTTATGCGTGGCTATCATCTGGTGGATTTCGTCTTGCTAATTATGATGGATATGTCGTATTGGATATGCATGGAATGACATGGCGTAATAATGATTTAACAGACGGATATACATATCTCACAACAAGAAATTTTCAAGAGTCCATGGGTGGGGTATATGGTGAATTCGTAAGTGTGGACGGAAAAACAGTTAGTGTAGTAGATGGGGTAATTACAGATATTTCATAGGAGGTTAATATGGCAAAGAAAATCGTAAAAGGACATGAACTAAGAGTGGCAGAACTCGAAGGTATGATATGGCAAGTGATTAATCAATCCGGCTTCAAGGAAACCAGCACAATAAAATTTGTCATAGGCAACATCTATAATGATATCTGCAATATTAATTCAGGTAAAGTATCAGAGCAAAGACAATCATATATGATAGCAAGATCAAAGGAGAAGGGGGAAGAAAACAATGCCAAAGCTTAATACGAATACCTCCATAGTAGATTATTTGAAGTCAATAGGAAAAGATAGTGACTACAACAATAGAAAAAAGTTAGCAGATCAATATGGGATCTCTAATTATTCAGGCAGCGGAGATCAAAATGTAATGCTGTTGAATAAGCTTAAGACAGAGAGCACACCCAAACAAAGTACAACGAAAGAAGTTAACCCTGTTAAGAAAGAAAAAGTGGTTCAGCCTGCAGCTTCCATTAATCCTGTTAATCAAACTCAGAATTTAGCAAACGTTCAGCCTGTACAGCAGAACAATGAAAATAACATGCCGGGAGAATACAATAGCCCTTATACTCAACAGATTGACACGATACTTAATCAGGTTATGAACAGAGGCCCCTTTTCCTATAATCCGGAAAATGATCCAACTTATCAACAGTATCAACAGCAATATACACAGCAAGCCAATCTCGGTCTACGTGACACCATGGGAGAAGCAGCAGCATTATCTGGAGGATACGGTAATTCATATGGAGCAACGGCAGGGCAGCAGACCTATGATGCTCATATGTCTCAGTTAAATAATATGATCCCTGAGTTATACCAGGCTGCTATGGCCAACTACCAAAATCAATTGAATAATGATTACAATTCATTGTCAGCCCTTCAGAGTCTCGAAAATAACGCTTACGGTAAGTACAGAGATAGCGTGGGCGATTATTATACTGACCGTGATTTCAATTACGGAAAAGAGCGTGATAGCGTAGCCGATACCCAGTGGCAGAGTCAGTATGACAGGGGTATTTATGAAGATGATAGAAATTATGACTATCAGTTAGGTCGTGATCAGGTGGGTGACCAGCAGTGGCAGGATACATTCGATTATGGTAAATCAAGAGATAAGGTATCTGACTCTCAGTGGCAGCAGCAATTTAGTTATAACAAGTCTCAGGATGCAGCCGATAATTCTCAATGGGAAAGACAGTTTGCATATAATCAGGAGCAGGATAGAATTGAACGAGAAGCGGCTAAGACTGATTACTTGAACAAGGTAGCACAGGAACAATCAGAGGAGAAAGCCAAAGAAAGCGAACAGAAAATCAATACATATTCCAGCAATATTGACAAGATGCTGAACGCTACCACGGAGGATGCTCTTGGAACTAAGTCCAGTAAGTATAAGGTTGAGGACGTATGGAGTTATCTCAATGGTTCAAGTTTAACGGATGATGAAATCGCAATTATTGTCGATGGAAATTATGAACTCAGAAAGTATATCGAAGGTTTAAGCAATAAAAGGTCAAATAGTTCCGGAGGCGGAAGATATTAGGAGGTAGGCTATGATAAATGGAAACATGATTAGCGAGCTCAGAAAAAAGAATAATTCATCCAAAAGGATAACTGGTACAGAGATAGCCTCCATCCGTGAAAGTCAAAAAATCCAGAAAGAGGAAGAACAAAAAAAGAGCAGGGTGTTAAGAGATAATTTATCCTCTGGCAGCCCTGCTCGTCAGAGTTTAAATGTTCAGATAGCTACTAATCGGATGAAAGACTTAAAGAAGGTAAAGGATGATAAATCAATAGACTATTCGTCTATTACGAAAAATACGGATTACCCTACAAAATCGGATAAGGCCGGAGAAAAGGGAAGCTATCTATATAGAACATTCAATGATACTATCTTTGATCTTGGTCAATTCAAAGATGATAACATTAATAAAATAGACTATATTAGAAACTCGCCTGATTATAACAACTGGGAGAGGCTAGATCCTATACAGCAATCATTTGCGGATAAAGATACCATCCCGGCAATAAAGGGAATGACTGATAATGATGCAGGAGTCTATAATTATTTATTTAATACAAAGGGGAAAAAGGCAGCAGATGAGTACTTGGACTATTATATTAAGCAGTATAATTTGAAAAGTTCACAGAAGCAGAGCAGTGATGCAGCTGAATTCGCTAAAGAACATCCGGTATTGGGAAGTATAGCATCAAACGTTGCCTCCGTGGCAAAGCCAGAAGGATTACTTTATACCATTGGCCATAATCTAAAGGGTGAAGAAGTAGATCCGAACAGTAGCTATTTTGCAGGTAGTAACATTCAGAATGCATTAAGAAACACGGTAAAACAGGAAAATGATATGGGTAAGGTAGGAGGCTTCTTGTATGATACCGGAATGTCAGTGTTAGACTCCGTGTTATCGTCAACCGGAGGTCCTACTGCAGGTGCTGCATTATTGGCTGGTGGAGCTGGATCTGATGCGGCGAAAGAAGCAAAACAGAAGGGTGGAAGCGATAAGCAAGCGGTTCTATCCGGATTGACCAGCGCAATTGCGGAGGGATTATTTGAGAGAGTATCATTAGGTAACTTAAAATCACTCAAAGAAGTTCCGATTAACTCCGTGAAGGACATTGCCTTTAACACTCTGAAAAGCGTAGGTGTGAATGCATCAGAGGAAGCGGCAACTGAACTGGCAAACATTGTTTCGGATCGCTTTATATTAGGAAATTTATCTGACTTTACACAGCAATATAATTCATATATCAAAGATGGGTATACAGAAGACAAAGCGAAAAAATCAGCAATCAAAGACATGGCCGTGAGAATTGGACTGGCGGCAGCAGGAGGCGCATTATCCGGTGGAGCCCTATCTACAGTTGGTCAAGGTGCGAATTATGCCGGTACTTCATCCCAGGGAAGGCAAAGTAATAAGTTAGGATTGACCGATGCTTATATTCAGCAGGGATTAGCTACAGATCAGACTTCGGAATACTATCGAAAGTCTTCTGATCTTCAGACCGCGAAAGAGGAAGGTAAGAGGGTATCAAATTATCAATCCGGTCAAATAACCAGACTTGCGGAACA